ATGCTGACGGTCAGGCAGATCGACGCCGCCAAACCCAGAGAGAAGTCCTATCGTCTGTCCGACGCAGGCGGTCTGTTTCTGTTTGTCCCGCCTACCGGGAAGAAGGTATGGCGGCTCCGCTACCGCTTTGACGGTAAAGAGAAAACGCTGGTTATTGGTCCCTGGCCACACATATCCCTGGCCGAAGCACGCGCACGCCAGGCGGAAGCGAAAATGACCCTGCTTTCCGGCGTCGATCCGGCCCGGCAAAAACAGGCGCTGAAGCAAAAGGAACCGATGCCGGATACCCTGACTTTTGAGGGCATTTTCAGGGAGTGGTATGCCCACAAATCTCAGGTGTGGTCAGCGGGGTATGCCGACGAGTTGTACGGGATGTTCACAACCGACATCCTGCCGCTCATCGGCCATCTCCGGATGGATGAGATCGAGCCAACGCTGCTTTTGAAAGTGATACGACGCTACGAAGACAGAGGCGCTCTGGAGCGGGCAAGCAAAGCCAGAAGACGGTGCGGTGAAGTGTTCCGCTATGCGATCGTAACCGGCCGTGCGCGCTACAATCCGGCCCCGGACCTTATCGGAGCGCAGCAGAGCTACCAGAAAAAGAATTTCCCCTTTCTCACCATGGATCGTATCCAGGCGTTTCACCGTGCTCTTGACAGCTATTCCGGCAGCGTCATTGTAAAAAATGCGGCGCTTGTCCTGCATTACACGGCCCTGAGAACGAAGGAGGTGCGGTTTCTCAGATGGGAAAATGTCGATTTTGAAAGCCGCCTCATCACTGTTGATGCAGAGATCATGAAAAGCCGGCGCATTCATATTGTACCGATGTCAGATCAGGTGCATGCGCTGATGTCACTGACGAAGAAGCTCACTGAACGTCACACCCTGTGTTTCCCGGGCAGAAGCGATCCGAAAAAGCCCATTTGTGAAAACGCCATTCTGGGCCTCATCCGACGGCTCGGCTATGAGGGTCAGACGACCGGACACGGGTTCCGGCACCAGTTCAGTACCGTCATGAATGAGCTTCACTGGAACAGTGACGCCATAGAGGCGCAGCTTGCCCACGTTAATTCTCAGGGAACGCGCGGGGTATATAACCACGCGCAATACCTTAATAACCGCTATGAAATGATGCAGCGATGGGCTGACTGGCTGGATGGAAGAGAGTAACACTCAGATTATCGGCCGGTTATCCTCCCGCGCTGATATCACTCCCCACGTCTGCACGCCGATGATCGTTATCTCTTCCAGCGCCTCCCCCTCAAACGTTTCTCCGTCTTCGCAGGCGATGTAATTGCGTCCCAGCATGCCAGGCTGGCAGATGCCGAAAGCCACAAAGTAGATTGTGTCACCCACCTTTGGCCGAACCGACCTGTCGATTATCGCCACGCCATCACACGTTGGAATGTGAAGCGTTTCAGACGGCCGCGAAGTGATCAGCACCGGACCACCGGCAGGTCGGAAACTTTTGTGGTATAGGCCGGCGAAAGCATCTCGCGCTTCATCGCCCATGTGTTCTGTATACCCTGCCCTGCGAACCATAGATTCCCCTTCCCGCTCAGGTTGAGACCATCCATCACGCGCATCAGCGCCTCGCTGTTGGCCTGTGGTTTGTTTTCATCAAACAGATTCAGCTGCGACACGCCTTCGCTGTAAAAATCGCCCAGCATCACGCCAGCCTTCATATAGCGGTGTCCTTCAAGCCAGATGCGATCGAGCGCTTCAATGGCCACCCGGATGATGTCGCGCGTGTCGTTGGTCGGCGTGAGCACCTTGCCTGTCGACTGGTTGCCATAGAAGACTTCGCCCACGGCATGAGGACTGGTCCGGACGAACACGGCTATCTGCGAGCAATACTGGCGCTCTCCGCGCAGCTTGCCTGCAGCGCGCGCGGCGAAGGTGCATATGGCTTCACGCATGTCGTCGTATTTGGTGATCCGGGAGCCGAATGAACGGGAGCAGACGATTTGCTGTTTGGTTGGCGCGAACTCTTCCAGTTGCAGGCATGGCTCACCGCGCAGCTCTCTGACGGTTCGCTCCAGCACAACGTTGAAGTGTTTGCGGATGGTGTAGGTGCTTTGCTCTGACAGGTCTTTCGCGGTCATGATGCCCATGGTGTTGAGCTTCCTGCTGATGCGCCGGCCAACGCCCCAGACATCCTCAACCGGTACCAGCGCCATAAGCTTGCGCTGACGGTCGATATTCGACAGGTCCAGCACGCCGCCGGTCTTCGTCCACTTCTTGGCGGCATGGTTAGCCAGTTTGGCGAGTGTTTTGGTCTGCGCTATCCCTACGCCTACGGTCAGGTGCGTTTCCTGCTTAACGCGCGCCCGGACAGCGCGGCCAAATTCCTCAAGCGGGTGGTTGCGCTGCATGCCGTCCAGGCACATAAACGCTTCGTCGATGGAGTAGATTTCCACGGCCGGCGCCATGCTCTCCAGCGTGCTCATCACGCGGTTGCTCATGTCGGCGTATAACGCGTAGTTAGAGCTGAATACCTGCACCTTGTGCCGGCGAAATTCATCCTTCAGCTTGAAGTACGGCGCGCCCATGGGGATTTGCAGCGCTTTGGCCTCTGCCGAACGGGCAATGACACATCCGTCATTGTTGCTCAGCACCACTACCGGCTTTCCCCGCAGATCGGGCCTGAATACTGTTTCGCAACTCGCATAGAACGAGTTCACATCGACCAGGGCAAACATCACACACCGCCATTGGGATTGAACACCTGAAACAGGCGCTCTTCACCGTCGGTTTTGGTGATGTCGCGGAACGTTGTGGTGTGCATCTCAATCCACTTATTGGCCGCCCGCAGCGTGTAATGCCAGTTCAGACGGTCAAGTTCTCTGATGAAGTCGAGTGTGCTGATGGTGTAGCGGCCGGCAGCGTCGCGTTTCACCGCCTGCCGGAAAGCAATCATGATTTCGTAGTCGCGTGGCATGGTCATTTACCTCCGTGATAAACACTGTATGGATAAACAGTAATATCGATCGGTAGAACTGATCAAGCTGCTGCGGTTGGGGTTTTTGTAAAGCCATTGGCGGGCATAGATATTTTTTCTCTCCTGCAGGCCAGGATTCTGCACCCTTTATACCCGTAAGGTGCTCAATCCAGAGCAAAAGATAAATTATTATCTATTCTCTTACAGACACTGCATGGTGGCGAAGCCAGCACGACTGGCATTCTGGGATTTCCCTTCCCTTTGTTCAGCGACATATCAGCGCCTGCCGGCCCTGTTCCTGTGCAGACACTCACCTCCCACGGCCTACTGTCCTGAAAACTTTTTCGTCAGACCTCTGACCAGCAGCGGATGGCAGCCCCAACGCCTGGAATTTTGCTGAGGATTTTTTAGTATTGGCCTGTGACCATCTGTGAAGGCAGATGCTCTGTCATACCCGTATTGAAGCAATGTTGGCTATCCCCCGGATACCTGCTGGGTCCGGGGCTTTTTTTACTTCTGATATCAGGTAAACCGTTTTGACGCCTTTCGCTGGCCGGCTTTTACTGACTGCGGCCCCATAACGTGCTCATTTTTGCGCCCGCATCGTTAATCTATATCTATTCTGACCCAACCCTGTAGTGTGGATGAGCCCGCCTGACTGGCATTCTGGATTACCCTTCCCTTTGAGCGAATTGATGCCTGTGTAACGCAGGCTTTTTTCGTCCTGACTCAGGCGACCGGCCGGCTTTATCGCATTTCACCCATACTTAAATCCTATAATTACAAAATCTTAACGGAAAGTTTTCATGCATGGATTATGATGAACGTGTAACACAGCAATGCTGCTGCGTTCGAGAGTAGTTTCCCTTTATTCCTCAGCCAGGTATGGCTGGATTAAGCTGCTCAACGAGACTAAGCCAACACCAGAGAGGTCTGGCTCGGACCTGATGCCGCCCGACGATCCGTTCGGGCTTTTTTTTACCTGTCGCCACGCATTTCAGACGGCAACATCTCCCCTGCTGCGGATATCCTGCCGCCCGACAGCAGGCATGCGCCGCCCGCGCTGAAGAGCGTACGCTACCAGTTCACAGCCGATGATTATCGCTCAGCGCCCGTGACAAATTGCCGGCCGGCCCGGTAAGCGGTAAACCTTGGTACCTCGCCGGGCGGGGCCTTACAGACAACACCTCCACGACGCCCACTATTACCAATGACCATGATAATCTCATGTACACGCGAACGGCCGATCGCTGGCAAGCGGATGCCATTTAATTTGTAACTCATACCAGGTGATTTACCTTTATTTCCGGTATCAGCGTAAGCAAGCACATGATCTTCATAAAAGGCAGGTTTTGTATGATGCCGGACGATCAACTTAAACTCCTGCCGGTTTTTTATGCACTCTGCGGTCAGCGTCAGATTTGATTCAAAGATGCGATCAAAGGTCTCGCCAGCAATTTTGAACAAAACATGTTCTCCCGCTTTGTCTGACCAGCTGAAGACCCCCTTCGGCAAGGTTACGCCACCGGACTGAACATTATATATATCTCCAGTAATCTGTTTCGCATCCAGCACACCCTCGATGGTGCAGCTGTCTCTGATACGAACCTTCTCAAGCTCGCCTGCGGTCGCCCGCAGGGTACCGCTGATATCAGCCTGCTTTGCTGCCAGCTTCCCGTCGGGCGTCAGGCTGAATGAAGGCGGTGACCCACCGCTGGTCAGACTGACAGCACGCAGATGCTTAATGAGTGCTTCCCGGAAGTAAATATCGTTGTGCTCAATGACCAGTGCAGGCACGGCATTCCCGTTTGCCGGATTGACGAAAGCCACGCGATCGGCAGCCATCAGGATTTGGCTTTGCATCCCCTCCGGTTTTTCCTCGATCCCCATGCCGAAGCCGGTCATACAATACTGGCCGTTTTTCATCTGCTCCAGTCTGACCGACCACTGCGAGTTCAGCCGCCCTTCCGTGTCCTTCCAGCTTTTCTCAATTTTTCCGATGCTTGCTGCACCTTCTGACAGCTGCGTCATTGTTTTCAGCAGGCTCTGGTCAAGATGCGTGTCGCTGATTTTTCCTTTATAAAACGCCAGATAATCGTCCGCTTTGTCGCTCGGACTGGCGGACTGTTCGGTGAAAGCAGATTTGCCCAGCGCGTTCACGCTACGGATATAGAAATGGTGAACATTGCCCGGCATAAGGCCGTCTTTTATCCAGCAGCGTCCTTCTCCAAGATACTGCGCCTGGGATTCGGCCTGTTGCGCGTCAGCGAGCCGGGTTCCGGAATACCAGAATTCATAACGCAGCGTGGCGTCATAAATCGCCTGATGCGGCACCAGCGAGACCTGAAAGTAGCCCGGCGTCACGTCGATGGAGACGGGTGGCTCGGGCGCGGCAATGGTGATGCCGGTCGAGGCTGGATCACCTTTCTGCCCGGCATCACCGATCGCGGTGACGGTTAACGTGTAGCGGCCGGCATCCGGCAGCGTGAAAAGACATTCCGGGCGTTCGGTTGCACAGCGGAAAACCAGAAGACCTGAGGCGCGCTCGCCGCGCGTCACGCGTACGTCAAAGCGCACGCTGCCGGTTGTCTGCAGGATTTCCCACAGTGCTGTGGCCTGAATATGGCCGGATGACACGTCCACACTTGTTCGAAGATGCCGGACAGCAGGCGGCAACATTCCGTGCACGCTGGTGGGGGCAGCCGAAAAGGATTTGCCGTCATCCACCCGCGCCTGCTTTTCCGGACAGTGCTGCAGCGCCGTTACCGCATATCCCCCGTTTTCGCTTTCCCGAATGGCCACGCAGCGGAACAGTCGCTTGCGCAGTGCGGGCTGTTTAAGCCCCCACACGCTTCCGGGGGCCACGCTGAGCGATGTCATCCCCTTGGGTAACGCATCCACCTGCACACAGTCGTGTTCAGTACGCCCGTGCACGTTGACAGTAAAAGGCTCGCCAGACTCGCTGATCAGATTAAGCGTTGCACCGCCCTCGCCTGAAAGTGATACGGGCCGGTCAAGACGGATGGTTTTCGTTTCCGGTACCACATCCACAATACGGCCGCCGACCGTGGTGCCGGCATAGTCGTTATCGCAGATTTCGAAGATGTCGCCAGGAATATGGCGCAGCCCTTCTGCGCCCACGCAAAAATCGGCGGTCTGGGTTTCCAGCAGCTCCGTCTGGATGATCCATAACCCGGTCCGGTGTGCCTGCCCGCGGCTGGTACACCCAAAGGCATCTATCTTCAGCAGGTTGCGTCCGTAACGCTTTATGGCCGCACTGTCTTCCACCAGCTCAACCGACGGCTGCCAGTTGTTATGGGGATCGATAAAACGCACTTCTACGGCGTTATGGCGGTCTTTCAGCGCGCTGAAGCTGTAATGGAACTGGCCGCCCGCCACGCTGGCATTGGTGTAGGTCCAGACAACATCTGAAGGGGCATCCTGAATAAACGTCAGGCGCTGACCGTTCCAGACGGGCATGCAGCGCATCATGGCACAGAAATCACTGATGACATCCCAGGCCTTTCTTTGCTGCGTCAGCCACGCGTTACACCGGATGCGCGGTTCCTTTCCGCCATATCCATCGTTCACGCTTCCATCACAGTATTGTGCGATGTTGTAAAGCGCCCACTTATCAACGTCCGCCATTCCCATACGCTGACCGAGGCCATAGCGCGGATGCGTCAGTAAGTCATAGAGGCACCAGGCTGGGTTATCTGACCAGGCTACAATGAAGTCCCCATTCCACGCTTCTTTTCCATAGCTGCGCGTTACGGGGTCATAATTATTCGGCACCCTGACCAGGCGTCCCCGCATCAGGTAATTGCGGTCCGCCCGCTGGTTGCCTGACTTGTCAGAGTCAATCTTCAGCCCCACGACGGCCGTATTGGGATAGCATTGACGGGCATCCGTGATTTCGCTGTATGAGGCCCAGAATGTCTTATTTAGCAGGCGAGTGTCTTTACTGTCCGGCGTAACGCGCGTTACGCAAACGTCAAAGGGCGCAGGGGGCAGTTCTTCGAGCACGACCGAGAACGCAAACGGTTCGTGCGTGCACCCTTTCACAGTGATCTCCTTTTCCGTTTTGGAGCCATGAGGATGCCGGATAAGGATCTTCAGGGTCACTGATGCATTACGCGTTTCTCCTTTCTTGTTGACCGAGAAGAGCTGGCGAACGCCCAGCGTCAGGCGAAGCCGGTTAATGTCTTTTCCCTCCACCGTGCGCGTAACGGGGTTGAGTGCGGTCACGTCAGCATTGATCAGCGTTTCCCGGGCCGAGGCCTCAAATCCGCCCAGCGGCCGCTGATCCGCTGATCCGGCATGAAAACGCATGCTGACGCCGGGGATATTGACCCGGCCATCCGGTCCCAGAACAGGTGTGCCGTTAACCAGTACGCTTCTGATGCCACTGACAGGACCGGCAATGGGGCCCTCACTGATCACATCAATAACACTCAGGACCTGAGATGATCGGAGATTATCGGGTCTGTCGTGCGGCGTTTTTTCGTGACGATGAAAAATGCTCATAACGACTCTCTTGTGAAATAAAAAACCCGCCGAAGCGGGTTTATTTGATAACTGTGAGCCAGCTAATTACGCGACGACCACCTTCATACCGAGTATTTTCGACAATCTGGCCAGGCCTTTCGCTGTAACAAGCACCTGCTCAATAATTTTCTCACTGCCATCCGGCCGTTCTATTACGATAACTTTATGCTCCAGCACGCCCGCCTGAATGCGGTCCTGATACGCCAGCCAGGCTTTTCCGCCAGGGCGGCGGTATATCCAGTGATTTTCAGACAACATTTTGAAAAGCGATTTCGGCTGAATCTGCAGGTGTTTGGCAGTGTCAGTAATGCACATGCTGCCGTGGGCTTTTGCGATGCGGTCAAGCGCCTCAACATCAGGTTTCATCTCTTCAACCCTGTGCTCAAGCGCGATGACTTTTTCACTGTACGACAGCAAAGTGCCACGAAGAAACGCGGCATCATTCAGCGCAGCCATGGGATCAAACTCCGGCTGACTCATTGCCTCCAGTTTGTCGACCAGTGAGCGACGAACCGCTTTTGACTCACGGGCAGCCACGCGAAGCGCCTGCTTGATGGACATGGTAATTACATCAATATCTGCGCCGTTTTTTCGACCTACACTTTTTGTGTAGGTCTCTCCATCCAGTTCATCAATCACTTTTTCGATGAATTTATTGTTGCGAACAGCCGGTTCGCCACACGTTTTCCTTGCGCCATTTACCATCTCAAGCAAAGACTGGCTGTTGATGGTTTTCTCCGTGACAACGGATCCGCGTACTGTTAAATTATCTGTTAGCATCGATTGATCCTTGGTCGTTTTAATTGATGTAGACCGCCAGCGCCAACTGGCGGTTTTTTCTTTTGCGCTGTTCTAAGCGCCAAACAATGATGCGTACTTCCCTAACCTCAGCTTGTCCAGTATCCGCCAGTCGCGGTCAGCCTCCCCTGAAATATCAATATGCAACGTTTCGCGCTCGAGCATGGCGCGGGCATTGTTGAGGGTATCAACGTACAGATGCGGCATCGCGCTGAATTCAGCGGCAAGTCTGTGTTCAGCCACTCTGAGCAGCGGCGCAATATCTGCAATATTCCCCAGCATGTTCACTGAATGACTCCATAGCAGGCAGAGAGTGCGCAGCTCCTCATCCTTGAACTGTCTGGATGGAACCTGTTTCATTTCCTGTTGCTCCAGAATATCCAGCACCCAGCGGCGGAACTCTTTAGCTACCGGCGTGCGAGCGAAAATAGCCAGCAAATGAGCGCCACGAAGCGAGAAAATACGCACCTTTTTGCGGTAATTTCCTGAGGTCACTGATTCAATGACCTGAGTCATACCGCTGGTGAACTCGTCAGAGTTTTGATTGAAAAGGTTAGTGATCGATTTGCCGCTTCTGTACTGAAGAGCCGCAGCAATGTCTAATGAAGTGAGCCAGATACCACTCAAGTTAGCCACCGGTACGATAGCGTTGCCCTGGAAGTTAAATTCTGATTTAGTTAGAGTGTTCATATCGTAAATTCCTTGCTGGGGATTTTCGGTTAAAGGAGCCCGACGGTCTGACCACCGTTGGGCTTCTATCATTTTGGGCACTTAATGCCCTGTCTCTCTGCATATTGCATAATTGCCCTTACCGACTCCTTGCTAAAAGAACGATCTTCCTTTTTCGCCTACTCCTCCATTGCTCGCTCAAACCGCTTAGGTGTGCACAGCTTTTTACTTTCATAAATCCTCCACTGCATGAGGTATGCATACATATTATTTTGGTACGCATTGCTAGTCAATGGGTACGCACATACTATTTACTCATAGCGCAGCGCCCGCATCTTTGGCGAAGGATTGAACATGTCAGAACGAAGATACAGACACCCTCAGGTAAACCTACGGTTGCCCGATGAATTAAAGGAACAAATTGCAGAACTTGCCGCTAAGCATGGTCGATCAATGAACGCAGAGATGGTCGAGGCAATTTCTTTTTACATTCGCATCAGTAATGATGTTGCTCAAGATCCAGCTGTTCTGGAGAGGGAGCAAATCACATTACAAACGGAAGATGTGAAGAAGCTAATGAACAACATAAAAAATAGCGTGATTGAGCACTTACTTGAGAGATATGACCTAACGCCAAAGTCTCCAAGCGTTAAAAAAAAATCCTGACATGACACTTATCAGTATCTTATGCAGGATAAAAAACACATAAAAGTGGGCAACATTTAGTGCCCGATAACAATGACTTTGCCTTCTCCGCTCATATCCCGGGTGGCAATTTCCTGAGATATCACGCGAGACCCCACCCGCATTTCTCCATACAGGACCGGTACCGGCGCGCCCTGTGCTGTCATGTTATCTGTGCCTGAAAACCAGGTACTTTTGTCATTCATGGCCGATGCGCCCGCCGGTCGGGGTGCCAGCAGCTGAGCGGCCCCGCCCAGCATCAGGCTGGCCCCCAGCGAAAAAGCCGCTCCGCTCAGCGAAAGGGTTGTCGCGCCTACCGTCCAGGCAAACGCATTCAGGCCTGGAATAAATGACGCCGCAATGAGCGCAGCGCCTGCAAAAAGCTGAAGCAGGCCGCGACGGGAAGCGCCCTGCAGCCGGGGTACCAGATGAATCACTGCGCCATCCGGAAGCCTTTCGTGCAGGCGGGCATGGAGCGTGTCAGCATCTGCATCGCTGCCGGCAATACGCACCTGATAAAGTCCTTCGCTGAACAGGCGTCTGAACTCACCGGACTGCATCACCAGTGCATGCAGCGCTTCTGCAGCGGTTGACACATGCAGATCAATGCGCCTGCCAGACCTGGCCAGACTGCCGTAGAGGCATACCCTTACTGGCCGCGTCCTTTCGAAGGGATATTCAGCGGGATGCATTTTCATCTCCAAAACAATAGATGTTGTTACCGCAGACCAGCCACCAGCTGCAGGCACTGTGCCTCATCGCGGCGCTGTCCGCAGGACTCAGTTCAGGTGGCCCGTGTGGATGGCTGTGAACCAGCGCGATGATCGTGCCGGCAGCAGAAATGCTCAGATACTCTTCAGGCGTAATCAGAAAATGCCGGCTGGGCTCCGGGGATGCGTTAGCGCAGGGGCGGTACTGGCAGCCGTCCGGTGTCAGGATGACCAGACCGCAACACTCCTGTGGATGACACGCCCGGGCGTGAGCGAAGATAGCCTCTGACAGGTGCCCGACGGAGGCTGCATTTTGTGTCGATATCATTCTGTAGAGTAAGCGTTCAGTGAGAGAAAACCGCCAAAGCGCCCGATATTATTTCGTTGCCGGCAACCTGCCGCACAGTTACCACAGTGATCAGGCGTGTCATTGCTTGTGGATTGCACAGGCTTGTGTTTATCACGTGGCCGGGTATACCCACAGTCTTTTGACAAATATTCCCACGGGCAAAGGTCGGCCAGCATGATGCGCCCGGGACATACCAGGCCGTCGGTTTCCGTCGGCACGGCCAGAATGAACCGGGCCGTCAGGGAGGTAAGTTCAGCGAGTTGCTCAATGATATACCGGCTGACCACTTCCTGCTGCGGATCGGCCCAGGGATTGCCGAGCCTGAAATTCCCGGCGTCCAGAAAACGCGCGCAGACGACACGACGTATGACGGTTGCCCCCACCAGGCTCTGATGCGCTTCAGCCAGGCCGGTCACGATCCCATACAGATTCGACACCACGAGTGACGGCCGTGCAGCCGCTCCCCTGCCGTTCATACTGCTCTCTTCGATTCTGACGGGATAAGGACGGTAGCGCCGCTTTTGCCAGAGAACGGCTTTGCCACATTCGTTCTGCTCGTTGCAGAAAAAATAGCGTCTGCCGCCTGTCGCAGTCAGATCGGCTTCCCACAGATCGATCCGGGCAGAAGGCGCTGTCCGAATCAGTTCGCTCAGAGTCTGAGAAGGAAGGGTATTCATCGCTGTTACCTCATGCCGGAACCTGTTCAAATTCGCCGGTTAATTCCGTACGCGTTGCCAGCCTTACGATTGACCAGCTCCTGCAGACAAAGATGCCGGTTGCCGGCTGGCCGGGAGGTTGCCATTGAAAAGCCTGGGTTCCCTTGTGCCGGGTAAGAAAACCCTCCACCGCCTGCATAGCGGTGTGAGGACCTGACAACATAATGGTGTAGCGGCTTTGTATCGCATTCAGGCCCTCTGCGCGCCGCTGCTCATACCCATCACCAAAACGGATGGTCTGTACACGCGGCTCACGCGCTGCACGCATGCCCGGCCTGACCTTCCAGCCAAATGTTTCCATCACGCACGGCCTCCGCTCATCATGCCGCCGTCACGCTGCTGCTGCAGGAAGAAATCCTTCGCGCCCTGACGCCCCATCTCGTACATCATTCTGGCGGCCTCCGGCCCGAGCTGCCCGTTGCGGCCATCGTTGTGAATGGTCACGTTAAAGGTGGGGGCGTATTTCAGACCGGCCCCTGACATCCTGGCTACCACGCCAAGCTTACCGTCAGCCCCGCGACGCAGGGGAAAAATGCCTTCCGGTCCGGCTTCACCCATGACGCCCGCCCCCTGAGCAAAAGCAAACAGTGTGGGGGTACGCACCACCGTTCCGCTGAAGGCGCGAAGCCCCTGAGAATGAAAAGCGCCCCCCTGCGCATGAAATGACAACGCATGTTGCTTAAGCAATCCGGCGAAAAAATCCACGCCCCTGACCAGCGTCATTTTCATCAGGATCTGGGTGAGCATGCTCAGAACGTTTCGGGTAAAGTCGCGAAAACCGGCCTTCCCCTCGGTCAGCAGGGTACTCAGCTGTGCACTTAACCCATCAAGCGCTCTGGATGATGCCTGTTTTACCTGGCTGTTGGCATCGAGTGCCGCATCACGGTACTCCGCCCACGCGCCTTTTGCGCCCGCCAGCCAGTCGGCCCGCAGCTTTTCTTCCGCCAGCCAGGTTTTTTGCTGCGCCTTTAGCACCGCAGCAAGCATATCTGGCGCCTCTGCATAGGTAGCACCGAGTCGGGTAACGCTGGCATGCTGCTGCGCCTCACGTGCCGACAGACCGTGTTCAAGCGCCGCGATTTCCGCCTGCCGCGTGCGCTGGCGCTGCTGCTCCGTAAATTTTACAGCCTGCACCTTAAGCTGATTCATGCGTTCCTGAAGCGCAACTTCATCCCCCATCACGGCCAGTTTTTCCTGCTGAAGCAGTACGCCGGCTTTACCGGCAAGCAGGGATTTTTCCTCATGGGTCAGCTGGCGTTTTTGTGCGGCTTCCTCAAGAACATGAAATTTCGCCTGGGAGGCCCAGAGGTCTTTACGCTGCTGGCTGACAAAACCGGCTTTCTGATGCGTCTTCAGAGCCTGTAGTCGGGCCTGCAGTGCCAGCATGTCAGCCTGCGCCCTTTCGCCTGCGAGGGCTGCCGCGGACGGCTGACGTATGCCTTTTCGGCGGCCTGCAGCAAGGGAGTCATAGCGCTGTTTTTCACGGCGCATCGCCTCCTCTTTAACCTCGCGTGACGCCCACGAGTAGCGAATAACTGACAGCGCGCGCTGGTGTTTTTCCTCTTCCGTTTCGTACTGTTTTTTCAGGGCCTGGTCAGCATCTAAACGGCGTTTTTTACGGATTTCCTCATCCTGTGCGGCTTTGTCCCGCGCGGCCTTCAGGTCACGCTGAAATTTCTGTTCTTCAAGCCCGGACAGCCGATCCCTGTCCTGCTGCGTCACCGGAACCCAGGCTTTGCCCAGTGACCGTCCGCCAGCGTGAATCTTTGCGTTCAGTGCAGCAATCTGGTCTTCAAGTGAACGTTCCCGCCCGATGCCCAGCATGGCATCCCAGGTCCCTGCGGCAGTCTCTCCCAGCCATTTCCAGGTTTTTTCCAGCGTGCCAAGGTGCTGCGCCACCTCATCGCTGCGAAGACGCAGCGTGTCGGCGTAACGATCCATCGCCAGTGTAGCCGCCTCGGTTTCCTGTCCCTGCTCAGCCAGTCGGGAGATGTTTTCGAGTTCAGTAGCAGTCAGAAAGTGAAGGGATTTATCCAGTTCCCGGACAGCAGTGACGGGTGTGTCCTGAAGCCGCGCAAACTGCCGGATAGTCTCTTCGGTGGCCTGCCCGGTCACCGTTTTTAGACGGGCCGCGACGTCAGCGACCTGCCGGAGGTGCTGCCCGTTAAATAAACCCGAGCCGGTGACTTCCGCCAGCACAGAAGCCGCGTCATGCTGCGTAATACCGTTGCCCGCCAGAGAGCGGCTCATCGCCTGAAGCGCTGAGGTCGTCCGGGCGGCATAGTGGCCGGTGAGGATAAGCTTCCTGTTAAAGGTCTCTGCTTCCTGACTGCCCTGATACCAGGCTCTCCCCAGTCCCCAGACAGCAGCGGCAATACCGCCCACCATCCCGGCTATGCTCAGACCGCGCAGGGTCATCAGCTTTTCTATCCATCCGGCATTATTCGCAAGCGTAATGCCGGAGCCACGAAGTGCCCCAAAATTGCCCCGCGCCATTTCGCCAAACAACACGCCAAGCTCGCGCCGCGCCGCCGCACTTTCCAGTCCAAGAGAGTGCGTTTTCTGACGGGCCGACTCCAGCTTACGGATATAGATTTCCGCCGCGTCGCCCAGCCCCAGCTGTGCCGCGCGCGTTCTCAGCATCTCCTCACGTGAAAGCCGTTGTGTGGCCAGCTGTGCCTTGAGCTGGCTGAGAAAGCGGGCTTTTGCCTGCGTGGCCTGCACTTCAGCGCGCGAAGCGGAGCAAACCTGCTGCGCAGTGCGCCCGGCCTGCTGCCCCGCGTTTTTCAGCTGGCGTTCGACCCGGCCCATTTGCTCGTGAAACCGGGCAGTCTCAGCCCCAAGGTTTACGACAAGATCAGCGATCTGCTGGGACATGGCGTTCTCCTCCCATGGACTCGGCCACGCTCATCAACATGTCATCAGTCATGAGGTCACCGGTTTCAGAGCGACTGAGCAGGCTGAAATCTTCTGCAGTCAGTCCGCATTCGCCAGTGGCGAGCGCCACCATTGTGCTGCTGAGCGCCGCAAATTCCGCATCCAGCAGGCGATGGCTGAACGGCACCGCGGCAAAATAACGCTGCCAGTCAGCGAGTTCAGAAGACGTCATCTCGCTCAGCATCCGGCGCCAGTCAGGGCGGCGAAACTCATGGGCCAGAAACATGATAAATGTCAGCTCCCGTCCATCGGCTTTACCTTCACGTCATCCTCCCCGGGGCCGGATGGCTCGGCCGGCTTTCCATCCCCGTTGAGATCGCTGAGAACCATCACCTTTTCCGCAGCCAGACACAGCGCCTTTTCGGACCAGTCGGCCAGGATCCCCTGAAAAATATCGTTAACGTCCACCTCACGATGACAGTTCCAGATCGCACGCGAGACAAGCCAGGCATACGACTCCGTATTCAGCCTGACAAGGGCTGCGTTCCGGGCTGCGTCAGTGAGGGTCTTATCTTTAACCACGTCAGAACTGGCAAAAAAATCAAAAAACTCGGCGCGCTGCAGCGCTGTCAGTTCAGATAACTCCATTTGCTCAGGCCCGTAATGAAACACGGTCTTTTCCAGAAACATCAGAGGGCTCCTTTCTCAGGGTTATTGTCAGAATGTGGCACAGGTGCAGGCGACTGCGGAATTTCCTCAGCCAGAACCGGACGGCCGCTGTTCGTTACTTTGATGGTTCGCGTGATGACCTCTTTTGCCGGAATGGTCTTGCCCAGGCTGCTGACCCAGCCCCGGAACAGATCGACCGTGCCGTTCGGATAGCGGATTTTGTAATAGCGCACCTCCCCGCTGTGAAACCAGCTCAGTAAATCTTTCTGTCCCTGCTCACCGGGTTTCCAGGCAAGGGTGATGCTGGCTTCGCCGGCCGACTTCTCGCCCTGCGCCGTGGCTTTCCAGTCGGCATTCGGATCGTCGAGCCAGGTATCGTCGTAACTTTCCGCGCTGATTTCGCCAGGCTGAAGCTCGCGGATCTGCGCCAGCCGCGTCCAGCCGTTATCGTCCAGCGGTTTAGCCGTGGCATCGCCATTGCCGGTAAAAATCAGCAAAGTGGTCCCTGCGCCTTTCACCGACGCAAGTGGATTAGGTGTGGCCATAAGGGCTCCTTACATCTGATAGGTAATGAGATAAGTGAGGTCGGCTGATCCCCAGCTCGCCATCTCGCTGTCACGCTGCCAGTCATAACTTTGCGGCAACAGCGCATCGATGACGGACGACAGCGCCGGCACGCTACTGAGCGCGGGCAGAATATGGCATTCAACCCACTCATCGAGTGCCGTATCCGGCTGGGTTGCCCGCAGGAATACCTCAATATGCAGCGTGGCCTGCCAGGTTTCTGCATCCAGGTAGCTCCCGCTGTAGCGCGCGTCTGAGAGATACACCGCCACAGCAGGCAGTTCTTTCTCATCAATAAAAACGGGGCGGCCATCATAAAAGGCCGCCCCGCGGATGTGGGACTTAAGCGCATCCGTAAAAGTGCGCCTGATTTCAGCGTGTTTTTTCACACTCTTTTCCTGACATATAGTCTCAGTTGCTGTCTGAGCGCGCCAGCCAGCTCTGCCTGCATGTCCGTTTTCATCAGCTGCTGGCTTTCCTTCTGATAACGTTCGGTCAGCGGTCCGGATAGCGGGATTTTTACGACCTGCACCGGATAGCGACTGCGGCCGGTCCGCTGCAGGACATGCCAGCGGCCGTTAGCCAGTTGCTGTATGAATGCATTCCGGAAAGTAAACCGCCCGATTTTCAGCACACTGCCGTGCCGGCCGGTCGCTGTCTTGCGCCGGGATAGCTGCATTCGGGCTGCGCCCAGACTGATCGCAGGCAAATTGCCACGATTAATCAGCAGCCGTGCAGAGGGGGCTGCATGGCTGGCCGTGGCCAGCCGGAGTCGGACGCGCTGCCTGATCAGCCTCTGTGGCACGCCGGTCTCCTTTGCGACCTGGCGAGTACTGCACGTAATGACGCGGCGCGCCACGCGGTTCACCGCCTGCGCCAGAGCCCGGGGCACCAGCTGACGATCGAGTTCATGCAGGTTCATCATTGCCTGCCTCAGTCCCTGCATCGTTCTCCTCCTCCAGCCAGATCTGCGGTTTGTTGTTGTAAAGCTGCCAGCGGGTCACCCTCCAGCGTTTTGTCTGCCATTCAACCCTGTCGTGCCGCCCGGGCTCATAAGCCCTGTCGAAAACAATGAGTAACAGCCCCTCGCCGCACAATGGCCCCATGTCAGCCGTAAAGGCGTGTTCGGCTGCACACATTGCCCGCCCGTTAATCACCACCGGCTGACCAAACCGGCGTGCAGTAACACGGTCCATTCTGTCAGCCAGACTTTTTACCCGGTTATCCAAGCTTAACGGCTACCATGACCGCCTTATCACTGGCGTTTTCCCAGGCGGTACCGATCGGCACAGTACCATCCGCTTTAGCGGCGACAACCTGCTGGCCCAGCCTGGATACAGGTTTTCCGGCCTGTATGGCGACATCCTTTTGTTTTGGCAGGATGAAAACTCCTTCCGCCAGGCCGGTGCCGGCGCAACCTTTTGGCGTATCGGTGACGGCGATAACGACACGATCTCCCACCTGCACCATATCGCCGCTCTTATAGTCTTCTTTTGCGATGAACGTCAGCGTCTTACCGTCCTGCAGATAGTTCTTTGCCATACTGATTCTCCTTCACGGTCCCTGAGGACCGGATTTAAGACATAAAAAAAGCCCTTTCGGGCACGCAGAGCGTTACGCCACTTTAGGGTTAACTTTAGGGTTAACCTCAGGGTCAACTACAGGGGCAACGCACTGCACCAGTCCGCGATAGTCAATCGGTGCCACACCAGCATCGATGCGTACTTTCGTGGTAATACCATCCGAGGTGAAGCCTTCCGTCTGGTCGATAAATGGCGTATCCACACCGTTAAGGTAAGCGACCTCAATCGTGTCCGAGCCTTTTGCTGCAGCCAGATAGAACGTGCTCTGGCTGGCGTCATCCAGACGGGGTTCGGCAATGACCGTCGCAAAGTTTTGTACGGGGTTGATGATGCCTGCGTTGGTGTCAGCACCTTTGACAGACGTTGAGCGGATGACCTGACTGGCCGTGGACTCCATGGCGGTCGGCACCAGCACGAAAGCCGGACGGATGTTGAGATGGCGTTCGCCTTCCTTCTGACGGCGCATCAACTGACGGGCCTTATCCAGAGAAATCACATCCATTGAGGCTTTTTCCAGCATGTTGGCATGGCGTGCCTTGTCAAACAGCGGCAGGCTGTCTGACGAAAGTAGCGGGTTCGTGGTCAGAATGGCGTACACCAGATCCGCCACAGTGGCTTTCGCTGCGCGGCCGAGTTTCATGGGGACGTCAGTCAGCATGCTCAGATCGTCATTAATGATGGCCTGCCGGGTAATGCTGAACAGTTCACCATAGGTGGCCAGTGCAATCGTTGCCTGCTTGTCAGAGGTCGTGACGTATTTGTACTCTGCACCTTCGCGAACCTGACGCAGAGAAGGAAAGCCACCCAGCCCCACACGGTGTGCGACTTTAAAGTCGGACAGCTGTCCTTTTTTGGTCCATTCTTCAAACGTTTCCGGTGCGTCCGTCCAGCCCTGAAGAAGGGACTTGCCGGACACATCAAGCATGATATTGCCAAAATCGGACGTGCTGTGCGTAAACGCCAGCCCGACAATCTGCAGCGGGTTATAACTCGCCACACCAAATCCACGCTCAGTCAGAGACAGGCGTGCATGTTCGCGAAGCGCCATGGCGTTGTAGGGATTATCCGCCTGAAGCGGCTCATGACCGGCCCGCGCCATGATAGCTTGTCGGATGCCGTCCCCGGTGAAGTTACCGTTGCCGGCATAAATGTGAGTTGCGGCTGATTTGTTTGAGGGGGTACTGTCTTTGCCCATCTGATTCAGCAGCTTCTCTCGTGCCAGCTCAAGCGTGCACGTCGGATCGGCGATGCACGCTGTCTGCAGGGCCTGATATTTATCGCCAAACATCCCAAACAGATCGTTTAGCGCCCCTGCGCGCGCGCGCTGTTCTTCCAGAAACTGCTCACGTAACCCCGTTTCATTTAAAACGGTCTGGGGTGCGGGCTGAGCAGGCTCATGCGCCACGCTGTTCTGCGGGGGCGTCAGCATAGTGCGAAGGTTTTCTGGCATTTTTTCGTACTCCTCGATACGTTTTGAATCAATGTGGGCCATGGCCTGAACCGCGGGCACCAACTGGTCAGCGAACCCCAGCGAGACACACTGGGTTCCGTCCATCCAGGTTTCCTCTTTCAGCATCCCGGCGATAACCTCCCGGGACAGCCCTGTTTTTGCGGCATACGCCGGAATAAGCACAGCCTCTGTCTTATCCAGCAGTTCGGCGAAATCACGCATGTCATCGGCGTCGCCGCCCGCGACGGCCCAGGGCTTGTGGATCATCATGAAACTGTTCGCCGGCATGATGACCGGATTGCCGACCATGGCGATAACGGAAGCCATCGACGCGGCCACGCCGTCGACATGAACCGTAATCGCAGCAGGGTGATATTTAAGGGCGTTGAAAATGGCGATCCCTTCAAAAATGCTGCCACCCGGCGAGTTGATATGAAGGGTGATATGTTTGATCTCGCCAAGCGCCTGGAGGTCACTGATAAACTGTTTTGCCGGCACCCCCTGAAAACCGATTTCGTCATAGATATAAATCTCTGCCTCAGCTTCGCCCCGTGCGGCCATCCAGAACCAGGATTCAGTCTTCTTCGCCTGTATCGCCTGACGCTGGCTTATCGGCTTTATTTTCTCGGTCACTGCTGACTCCTTTGTCGTTTGCCGGGTCAGTGTCAAACACCAGCCCTTCTTTTCGGTTTTCATCAACTTCCGCTTTGCGGCGGCGTTTAACCTCATCAGGATTACGGCCGCATGCCCGTGCCCAGTCGGATTCGGTTGCCGCCCCACCCCGTATCTGAATTTTCCAAGCTGTCGCCTCTTTCACCGGATCGATCCAGGGCATGCCAGGACCCGAATAAATGGCGTCATATAGTGTGGAAAGCTCAATATCGGATGGCGGCTTAATGACGCCCGCCGCAACCGCCTGCTTCAGCCATGCGCGATAAACCGGCCGCGTGATGGCCGCAATAAAACAGTCCTGAAGGATGAGATACCCGTCAGTAGACTCCACCAGCTCCTGCCGCTGTGCGCTGTATGTCCCGCTGTAATTGCGGGCAGTGCTGGAAAAGCTCAGACGTGTACCCGCCGCCACCGCCCGTAACTGGCCATTACGGAATGACTCAAGGCTGGTGTTGGGACGGTCTGAGCGGATCATGCCAATCTCTTCACCCGGACGAAGGTCGTCATAAAGCATGCCCGGCTGGATAGTCAGTTCACGCTCACCGCTGTCACTCAGGCTGTCTGAATAGTCCTGACCATCACCCTTTTTGATATACATGCCCAGCGCAGCAGCAATGCGCGCCGCGACCAGTTCGCTTTCTTCGTAATCTTTCAGGGCGCTCAGGCGGATCATTACGCCGGACAGCAGAGTAATGCCCCTGACCTGGTGCAGGCGCCGTGAAAATTTAAGGTGCAGCATGGTGTCAGAGGGCACGTCTTTGGTATCCGACAGCAAACCGCTGACGGGAAGGTTTTTATAGACCTGGTACTTTTGCGGCTTACCCCATTCGTTTAGCCAGACGCCCTGAATCAGACCGGTGGCGGGATCGGAGTTCATGGTCACGAAATCGGGCTCAAGCGCCTCAAGCCAGAAGGGTACCCCACCGTCAGCGCTAAGCCCTGTCCCATGTCCGCTCACTATCTGAGCAAAAACCTCCCCGTCCCTGAGCCAGGTGCGCAGCATCAGACGCTCCAGCACCGGCCGGGAGAACTCACCGGTGACATCAGGCCGAAGTGACCACTCAGCCCATTTTTTACGAATGGATTTAACAAGCTCTGTCGCCACCCGACCGTTTTTAAGCAGCGGATGGGGGTCCACGATGATGCCTCTTGAACCAATCACGCGTTCTTCAAGCTTGTCCAGTATCCCAATCACCAGGTCGTGGTTTGCATCCAGCGCTCTGGCCTGCTGACGGAGGGAAATAGCACCGGCCTGATTGAGTTGGTTGGCGGAGCGCGTTTCGCGTCTGGCTTTGTGCGTTCGCGAGGGGGTCGCGGCCTCATAGGCGCGGATCTGCATGCGGGCACGCAGCCTGGCGGCCTTCCACGACGGCGAGAAAAAGCCGATTGCCTGATCCAGAAGCGACATCAGAACCTCGCCAGGCGATAGTCTGGTTGCCCGGTGCGCTTCTCAAGCAATCGGGTCAGACGGCGTTCCCACTCCTGCCGCCCGTCACGAATCGCTGTCAGGTTCTCCATGGTCATGGACTGCCCGTTCAGCATGATAGTTTTGCCGCCCAGAACGGCAATTTCTGCCTCGGTGTAAGCACGGATCATGGCTTCCACATCGCCTTGGTTCATACCCAGCCTCCGTTTGTAATCCAGGGATTGTTAGTCATATCGGTCGTCGTGCCTGATGTGGATGTGTGGACGCGGTTATTCAGGCGGGAAGCCTCTCGTTCCGCAGCGCTATCGGTTTCACTCTCTTCAATCCAGGTTTCCCGGCGCGCCCATGAAGGAGCATCAGGCCATTTGATTTTTTCGTACCCATGCAGCATCACCAGCGCCTCGGCATAGACAAGGAGGTCAAATCCTTCATTGGCTCCGCGCCCCGGTTTACGCCACCGGCCATCAGGCGTGCGCTCTTCATAGGTGAGCTCGTCATAAAACCCGCTGCCGATCCACGCCGGGAAATGGACATAACCTGGTCCCGGCGCGTCGCGCCACAGCGCGTTATTGACGCGGTCCTTGAGCGCATCCGTCTGGAGCAGGTAGAGGGGAACATCGCCGGCGGCATTTGCCCGCCGGGCTGAACGCCCGGTATTGTCAGGCCAGGTCCTGGTGATCAGCTTTTCCCGCTTGTGGCTGTCGCCCTTAAACAGGTAAACCCGCTTTCCCTCGCCCTCCCGGCGGCATTTACGCCAGAACCGATACGCATTATCAGTGACGCCATCCTCACCGCCGGAGTCCACCGCCATCGCCATCAGTGACATGCGCTTTGACGGGTCGCCGGCCAGCTGCCAGGTTTTGTGCAGCACATCCGGGATAAGCAAATCCCAGTCTTCAGGGTAACTGGCAGGATCAAGGCGGCAGCTTTCTCCTCCGTCGTCGCAGCGCTGCGAATGGCGGAGGCTATACCGATCAACTATCCACCGTTCTCCCATGCTGCCGTAGCCGGTAACCTGTACCACAAACCGACGATGCCGGCCGCCCTGAACGTCCACGGTTGCCACCAGAAAGTTCACGCCGTCCGCGACGGTTCGCTCGGGGATCTCCTCAGCCCGCTGTTCCAGAAGCTCTCCCCTGCGCTGTTCAAACGCAGCCCGGGGAAGATAAGGCCGGCCAAAGTCAGTGTTGACGACCGCTTTGAGCGTTTCTTCGCTACCCGTTTTCTGATAGTCCTGTTCAGCAGTGAGGTATTTAAAAACCAGTTGTGCCCAGGTCTGATAGGCCGCCGCCGGTCCCTCCATCCAGAATGAGGCAATCCTCGACTGACGCCCCTCCCCGGTCATGTTCCCGTCGCGATCAATCGCCTCGCCATCCCTCAGCCAGACCCCGCGGATGTTCAATTCCCGTTTCATCTCCGGAGCGATAATGTGTTGACAGGCCGGGCACTGTAGACGTGCAGCCTCACTGGCCCGCACCAGGTCGATATCATCGTGATAGCCCATGAGATTGGCCATTTCTGGCTGAAAGTATTCCCCGCAGTGTGGGCAGGGCCAGTACCAGCGTCGGCGATCGCCCCGGTTATACAGTGACAGTATCCCGGTTGAGGGCGGCGCTTCGTGAGGGGTTGAGGCTTTCCATTTTGTATCGCAGATATCCCGGCCGGGTGAGCTTTCCACCAGCGTCATACCAGCAGACATAAAGGTCGTGGTTCGTTTGGATGCAAGAGAGAAGCCGTCTCCCTCGCTGTCGATGTCCTCCGGAAAGCGGTCGTAATCGGTCAGCGCGACAAACCGGTAATCCGACGACGACAGAATATTCACTGAAGGCCAGCCGATTTTAAGAAATGAGCCGTCTCTGAACGTCTTGTCATGGACATTGTTATCGTTGCGGCGGGGACTCATTCTTTTCTTGACCGCTGCGCTGCTTCTGAAGGTTCTGTCCAGGCGCTTTTTAGAATGTTCCCGGGCCTTGTCCTCCGTCATCTGCACGACTAGCATGTCTGAGGGATCGCAGACAATCGTATAAACAATCCAGCCGTCAATGAGGCCGATCGTTTTTCCGGTACGGGCCGGACCGACAAAAATCACCGCATCATATTCACGCGATGTCAGGCAGTTCATCGGTTCGATGATATAAGGGGTCAGCTCTGGCTCCCAGGGAACCGAGTTACCGGCACCTTTGGGAACACGCATGAATTTTCTCACAGCCTCTGAAACCGGCATGCGACGTGGTGGGGAAAACCCTGCCGCGATGTCCCTGCCAGAATTTCGGGCTGATGAAAAACTCATTATTCCTCCTCGTGGCTTTCTCCTTGATCGCCCGGCATTAACTCCGCAGCACAAGCCTCATATGATTTTTCCTGGAGGGTATACCGCAGGTCATCGATTGATTTCTGTACGACGCTGACAGCCTGTGGTGAAAGGGCACAATCGCGCTCGAGAATATCCGGAATAGTCTCCAGAACCTGCACGACAGCCTTTCTCATTGACGAATAAACAACGACCACTTCATCCACAGGGATGAGTTTGCGCTGCTCTTTTTCCAGCTTGATCCTTTCATTTTCTGACTGATACCAGTCCTTTCTCTCTTTCGGCTCCATCCGGGACGGATCATGAACGGAGTCAGCGGTTTCACACTTCACGCCGAACAGGGCCGGTCCGACATGCTGCAGCGCATATACGGGATTACCCCTAGCTGTCGCAGCCACCGGAATGTTGGCGGCGAAGAGGCGCTTTTTTACGGTGTCACGGTGCAGTCCGAAAGCCTCTGCGATCTTGAACACGCTCCAGTGATAAGCATCACCGATTCCACTTACATTCGACATAGGCAGCTCAACCTGGCAGGTGAAAACCAATTTTATTAAGTAAATTCATGATATTACGAACTGGTCTAATGACACCCCCATAAAAAAAGTGTACAGGTGATCTTAAAAATTATTCATTATTTTCATAGAGTTAAGAGAGCTGCCGCCGCCACCATGAAAATGCAAAAATCAGCCGTTTTCCGCGGGGCCGCCGCCTCGTGGACAGGGCACACCGCTGGAAGGACCCGCAGGTTTAGTGCGTGGTGGGAGAGTGTTTTTCTTTTTGCTTTGGCTTTTTATCGCCCACGCCTTCGCCACGCTCAGACATTCGTCGAACATCTTATTTTTTCCACCGCAAGAGCCAGCGCGACAATAGAACTTCAGAGCCTCGCGCGCGCCTATATTTGCGACTTCAATTGCGAAGCCCTGATGAGTGAGTTCTGAGATGATATGTTTCTCCAGAAACTGTGTGGGCGTCAGATTCATATTGTCTCCTCCAGAGCAAACTCCCCCAGATCCGGAATGACCATCTGTGTAAGACTGAGTGCCAGGCGCGTCGCTTCTTTCACTCGTTTTATATCGCGCTTACGCTGCGCCATGAGTCCGCTGCCGCGCTGCCCACGTAAGGTGAATGATTTCTGGTCAAACACTGCAATCGCATCGTGAAGTTTCTGACCCGTGAGGCAGACAAGTTCGCTGACCGGGAGCTGACCGAGTTCAATACCTGACTCTTTCTCTGCCAGGTTCAGCAGCCAGATACGCAAATCCTTAGCGATTTTCGTACGTGCCACCATTCCAATCAGATGAGCACCGCGAGGTGAGAACAAACGCACTCCAACTTCACGTAAGCTGTTGTTTATCCCATCCATCCTCACTTTGGTCATCATAGTCATGCTTTCGGTAAATTCATCTTTATGACGAATGTAGATATTCGATACCTTTCCAGCGTTTGCATAACCGAGGAGTGCCGCCAATGCTTCGGTGGTGAACCAAATTTTTCCATCACCATTGTCAAAAGGGACAATAGCTTGATCGTTGAATGTCAGTTCAGTGTTCATATCGGAATTACCTTTAAGCGGTGAACCTTGTCTCACAGGAATACGGTCCTCAGAAGGCATCCGACAGCCAGCCGAATTCCTCAAGGGTCACCCTGAAAGGTTCTGAGTTAAGATGCGCGTGAGTTGCGCGTGGGTTTACTGCGGACATAAAAACGCCCCGCTATTGCGAGGCCCGGTTTTCTTCAATTTTTCGAATGGCTTCTTTGTCGAGGTTGCAGTTCTCAATGACAGTAAGAAGCTTTTCATTCAATTCCAGGCTGTCACCGTAAGTCATATGCTCAGGGATATCAGGGACTTCACAGTCCACCAGCAGTTCTGAGGGTATTGGTACCACGGGAGTGGGCATGAATTCTCTCTCTGTGCGCGCGCAGCTGGTCAGCAGCAACGGCAGGAACAGGCTGATGAGCACAGTTATCTTCACGCAGCTCTTTCCTGATACGTACAACGCGCTTCTCACTTTCGGCAACATTGCTTCGCCTGTTTTCATGCGTGATCTGGGCTATATCCTGAAACAGCGTGATTACTGCTAGCGTGTTTTTAAGGACGGACTGAGATTTCAGCTGTTCTTTTCGGGCGTCATGCTCTGCCTTTTGGGCCTGTAGCATTCCATTATGGAAATGGTCGGTCGCCCAGCAGAGCGTTAAAAAAACTATAAGTAGCCCAACAAACATCCAGACTTTCATGTCACCACCACTTAATGACGGTAATTACTCTGGCAATGCCGTACAAAAGTTTTGCTACGGCAATAACACGTGAAGCCCACGCTGCGGCCCGGCTGATTCCTGGGTAACAGGCCCCGCCAGTCGCTGATTATTCATGCACCAGTTTCTCAGCTCTTTTTAGGACGGCAACATCGTAAGGCTGAGATCCGTTTTCGTGAACGATAATGGCCCGGACTAGTTTCAACATCGTCGTGCTGTCCGTTAGGTTAATATGCTGGTGGGCAGGAATACCGGCCACGGTGACTACACTATCAATGTAGGCCTGCGTGTCATTTTCTTCAGGCGGTGCCCAGCGGTGAATGATGCCCGCGATCGTATTGAGGCCATGCTGCTTTTGATAGCGTTTCAGAATCATCATCATGGCCCGAATACCGTACTCCGGGCTGACGAACTGGCAGAACGCTTTGTCTGTTTGCTGTAACTGCGGAACGAGTCCCCGCCAGTGATCTCCCCATCGTATGTTGCCGGGATTATTATTACGAATCCCGCGGGCATTATTCGCTTTCATTTTTATCACCGAGACGATTATTAATAAAACGCAAGGCAAAAGCGCGCAGGGAATCTACCCCGATGAAGCCGACAGCGCCGCCGATCGCGATGGTTGCCGTTCGCGGCCAGTCGAGATAAGCCAGTCCTGAGGCGACGGTTAATGTCAGCGCACCACACAGCAGACCTTCGAGGATCATTCTTTTCCAGCCTCCGCCGGTATAAGCGATACGCAGCACAGCCATAAACATCGCCAGCAGAATAGCCCCAACAGGCGTTTCTCCCCGCCACCAGCTTTGTATCAGCGCTTCTAAAGCTGGCCAGCCATTCAGATTGTTGTGCATTGATTCTCCTCCTGACTGACCGGAATCTACAAAAGAAACGCCTGCATAAGCAGGCGTTTATGGCATAGCATCCTGTTTTGGCTTTGTTGAGTTGCGCAGCATGCGATACCCGGTTAAAAAAACCGGACAAAAGCTAACCAGGGTAAACAATGCGTCTTTATCACGGCACATCATTCAGTGCCTCTCAGAGCATTATCAGCTCAGAAAAAATTCTTCACGAGATTAAACGGACTTACGATGAATCATCTCCCTTCCCCACAACGAATGGCCTCGTCTACCTGACGGATAATATTGGTTATGCGATATACGTGGCTAACAAAGAGGCCGTGTTCCGCAGGGACAATTTTCTTTCAGTGTTCGAAGTGGAAGTCGACGAGACCGAACTGTTACCGGATTTTGACGAACTTGATTACGTCTACGGAATCAAGCGTGTGGACGCTGCAGATTTCACGTATTCAGACTCGCTGGAAAAGGCACAGTCCTGTTGCACCGCCCGTAGCCTGCATCTCTTTGCAGATATCAGGAGACAATTAGTTTTGCCCTCAAGCATGAATCTGAAGCATGAGCTCCTGACTCTGACGCGCGAGCTTATTATGCTGCGAAAACACGGCGATCACCGTGAAGCCTGTGACAAACTTCACTTACACCCCTGGCATATCTTCGCCGCAGTCGCATCACCGGAAAATAAGTAATTTGAGGCAAGCGCCAGAGCGCTTGCTTTCAACATTAATCCGGCTGCAATGCGTGAAGCGGATAAACCGATGCTGAAAGAATACGCAGACTTTTACGTACGTAAAGTGGGTTCACAGGAATAAGCGTCCGGTACGCGGTGTACAAATCGGTCCATTTCAAGTGGCGCATCGAGTATGACGAGCATCCCCTCAATAATGCCTTCGGCTTTTTGTAGTTTCTTTCCTATGTGTCCATCTGAACAGTGATGTTTTCTCGCCAGCGAGAGGAAGGTATGGCCAAGAATGTAATAGTCCACGAGCAGGTCATGCAGGTCTGCATTTCTGGCGTAAAGTTTAGCGATACAACGGCTGATAATCAGTCCATCCTCATCACAACATTGAGGGCGTGAGATCACCTTATCAGGAAAGAGTCCGGTGAATCCGGCTGCAACCCTGTACCATGATATTCGTTCCGGGTTATTTGAAACCCAGGCTCCCCAGCGTTCTAGCACCATCTGAATATCACGCATTGCCCTTTTCTCCGCCGCAAAAACCAGAGGCGCTCAGCATAACACAGACGAGGGACGGTATCCTGGCCGGAAAATGGCACCAAATATTCTGACTTTGTTCTTTTTCCCGGCAGCAGACTGAAACGTCAGAAATCATTATCTCCCTCCCGTATCGGCCGAACCCATATGCACACTTAATGCAATAACTATAAAAAAAGACACAAAATACGCATTCTTCGCCTCATGTGCACAATAATCGTGCAACACAGGCCCCTGGGTGGGGCAAGACAAAATAAAATCATTTACTGCCCCGGCAACGGCGAGTCGGTTAACCATCAGACCGGATGGTTCAGGCTGCCTGATTATCACTCCTGATGACTATTAGTTTCAGTAAGTTAAGGTTTTTTAGTGAGCAAAGCTGTCCTGCTTCCTATCGACCGCGAAAAAACCCGGCATGGAGCTTGCAAAGACGCAGTGCACTCAATACCCCGCCAGAAAATTTAAGCCATGAATGATTTCGATGGCAACAACGTTGAACCAGAAGTTGAGGAACCGATGTTTAGAAAATCACGATTTATCATTACATTGTTATTGCTATGCGCCATGGCTACAGGTGTAACAGCCGAAAGTGATAAGCGAGCACCGACAACACCAGAAGCAGAACAACTTTCGCCCCGATCGGGCCCTAATAGTACATACTGTAAAATCCATTATCAGCGGTGTACTGCACGGTTGCCCCCGTACAAAACGGTAATGCAGAGACAGTGTTATGATGCATTCAGATATTGTCAGGCGCAGGGTGATTTCATCATTAGGTAAATAAAATGGGTAACTAAAAAATGGGAAAAACAGATTTTGAGACTATTAACAGAATTGTCCAGGACATTGAAGCCAGAGTACAGAATCTGGCTGATTCTTTGACACATGAAGATGAGCTAGAGCCTGACTTCACCTTGGTAGAAATTGCCAAAATATACTCTTGCCTACTCAATATCAGCGCAAAGATTTATGTTAAAAGGCCTGATTTGGTCCCTGAACACCTCAGGGATTGCAACTGGGATGAATACATCCCTCGGTAATAATAACTGGTCTGGCAGATACTGCTAGCAGCCCCATCCCGCCCGTCGGTCGTTCCACCGGCTGGCGAGCCCATGCCAGAAATCACGCATCAGGCCACCGCCTTTCTGGTGTACGTCAGTTCGCGGACCTGATCGCCGTTCATGAGCATGTCGTTGAAATCACCGTTATGACACCAGCGAAACGTTACTTTCTGAATATCGTTTTGGGCCAGCCGGTTTATCCAGGCACAGGCAAAAGCCGCTGAATGAGGATCCATGTCAGCCAAAATTATCAGGTGGGTTACCCCGGTCAGCACCCGGAATGTCTTAATTAAACCGCTGTTCATTACCGCCCAGGTGTTCGCCCCGTAATCTGATGGCAGGACAGCGCCGTCTCGATGCCTTCTGCAATCGCCAGGGTTGACGACGCCGGGAACATGCGGATAGCGACCGAGTGGGCATATTCATCAAACGCCAGATTCGACCGGCCGACTCCCACCACCCCACAGCTCCAGCCAACCATTCAGCCAGTCGTGCTGCTCTTTGGATAGATTAAGCTCGCGTACTGGCATGTTTCACCCCCATGATTATGGAGTAACACTGGATTTTGACCGTCGGTTCACCGCAAACGAGCCCTCTGCGCAGGCCGTCTCTTACCGTACGGGGTCTTACCAACCGCTGACACCTGTAGAAAATACGTTGTACCGTCGTGAGCAAAGGCAGCTGAAAAACCGGCCCTGAGATTGCGCCAGTTGTTTGCCGTTCCGGGCAAGCAGGGGTTCAGGCATAATCAGGCTAAACCCGGGCAAAACATCCCCAAATGTCCTCCTTAAATAGAGAACGGTCACTCCCTTATTCAAATCCGGGTCAGCCAGATGTCCGGCATCCGGGTTGAATAGGCACACTGACAGCGCACCCTTTATCCCCTGCAATGTACGAATTAGCCTGTACACGCTCAAATCGCCGCTCTGATTTCCCACGCCGTAATTAACCTCCCTCCCCCTGATATTACTCCTCCTCACTAATTCCGGATTGACAGGGCTCAATTGTATTCACCACTTTTCAAATAAGTTTAGCAAATCAGTATTTTTTATTTTCTTGGGGGGCTTTATAAAAAAATTAATCTGAAAGATGTGTTTTTCGGATTTACTTTTGATTATTACACACCATGAAACAACCTAATATCTAAACTTACACGGAAAATACCTCACAGGACTTTTAATTAATCGCGAGATGTATAAGATAGGTCCCGCCTTAATGGCAAACGTCAGGCCAATGTCCGGGGAAAAGAGACAGCGCCTTAAACCTTTAGCCTGTGCCTCCCTCACAGTGTTTGTGAGGGAGTTTTTTTAGGCTGTCGCGTCAATAACGTCGACAAAAAGACAGGAGGAGCCGTGCGATTTTTCATCCGGGCCTGGATAATTGCCTCGACCTTTTACACGATATTTGAACTCACTGTTCGTTTGTGCCATCTCTACCCTGGCGGCACCAACTTCATTATGGTCACGGGGATATTTATTAACATTGCGATGAATAACTTCATCCTTGACACCCTTTTTGGGGAAGAATAAATCCATTAACTTTCGGCAGACGCGAGTCGTCTGCCCTTGCACTAAGGTGATAGCCATGAATAATCATGTTACCGGCAATTCTGATTTCCCCACCCTTGAGGAGATTAAATATGCGAGTTTAGCCGAGAGGAAAATCAACTGTGTGGTATACACCGGCGCGATACCTCTGATATTTCTTGTTAACCCCAAAGGAATTGATTTGCGCGCCATACAGATAGCCTCTGGTTATGGCATGATTTTCTTCCGCCCTGGCGCTGAGGAGGAGGCGCAAAAAATCAGCAATATCTTCGACGACTTTGACCGCAATTACGCGCACTTTCTGGCGGCAGGGTGGCGCGGGGTTGACGAGAAGTCATCTCGTGAAAAAGCGGGCGATACGAGCAGTCCGAAAAAATGTGCCGGCTATTCTGTCCCCACAGGGATAGATCCGCATGAAGGCATCGAGTACGCACTGATGCAGAAGAAACTGAAGAGCGTGGCGCACTTTGAGTACTTCGTTCCAGTCGAATTCATCACAAACCCGTTAGGTCTGGAGATGAAACATGTTGATTACAAGGAGGGACTGGGCCGGATTTATTATTTACCCGGCTTTGAAATCAGCGCCACAGAACTCAAATATGAACTCAGTAAGGATGCAGACCCATTCAATGAGCATCGCATCAGACTGGTCGGCCGCCTGCTGGGCTACCAGCATACTGACATTGAGCAGTTTCTGGCGTTCGTGCGGGCAAGAGAAAACTTTTACTCCTAGAAACGCGACACATTAAGCGCATGAGCGCCTAGTTGTCCCAGTCGTACCGTTAAGGAGACATGCATTATGGGAATGAAAGCTTCCATAATGCATGTCTCCCCAAGAAGCTGATTCGTGTGCGAAGGTGCTATCGGATTGACGAACCATAGCAAAAACATTTGTACTCCAGTCGCTTATCCGGCATACACCATTTCAGCAGGCGCTGCAAGACTGTTCCTCGTTTAATAAACTCGCGGGCAATGTTAAGCGTCACTTGGAAAACCGGTTCACAGTGATGGATGTGCTTTTCTTCATCGACGAAGGATTGCTCGCCACGCATATCCTCAGCCCACTTAGCCCTCATGTCCTGCAGTTTGCTGACGCTAAAAGCTCGCTACCTCCTTTACTGGTTTGACCACAACAAATGATAAACATCATATCGGTCATCCTGTCAGCGTATTAAAGAATACCCTTTTCAATTTCCGAACGTTTTTCCAATAAAATGTTGCCATTTCCCCCTGAAAATCATTTATCAACATCAAAAATTCATTCTTCCTTTGGATTCAACTCAACGTCTTCGTTCACAAAAAGCACGTCCGCACCCCGTTTGGAAGTGCCTTAAGGCGTAGTTTGTGGGATGATTGCAGCATGAATATGGGAGAGATTGCGTGAACATAATACCTATCCGTCGCGAGTCTGAATGGACCGCTTTGGAATTCTTTGCTGGTATAGGTCTGGCCAGAGCAGGTATGGAGCTGGCAGGGATCAAAACGGTTTGGGCAAATGATTATGATTTGAACAAAAAAGCAATGTATGAAGGTCACTGGGGTACCGGCGATCTCATTCTTGCGGATATTCACTCCCTCAGAAGTGAAGAGTTGCCTGCTGCAGATGTCGCATGGGCGTCTTCTCCCTGCACTGACCTGAGCCTTGCGGGTAAACGCGTCGGCTTACGTGGGGGGCGTGAATCGTCCGCTTTCTTCGGCTTTACCGATTTGATTGCGAACATGCATGAGCGCAGGCCAGAAGTAATCGTTCTTGAGAATGTTACCGGACTCGCCTCTTCTCACAACAGAGAAGATTTAAGAGCTGCAGTAAAAGAATTTAACTCGCTGGGCTATGCAGTTGATGCGATAACTTTAGATGCACGCCGCTTCGTTCCACAGTCACGCCCCCGACTCTTCATCATTGGTGTTAAGCATCCTATCGATGGCGGTGAGCAGGATACGTGCTTAAGGCCAGACTGGCTTTCATGGCTGCATAAAGATGCTGAGCTTCGCACATTCATGATGCCATTACCTAAAGCACCGGATTTGCTGGCTCAGGGATTCACCGAAGAGGTAGAAATGATGCCAGACAGTGATCCCAGATGGTGGGCTGCTGAAAAAGTAGCGGCATTCAGAAATTCTATGGCCCCCGTTCAGCGCGAAAGGCTGGAGCAATTTGTCAGCCAGCCTGAGTTAACCGCCCGTACGGCCTACAGGCGGACACGTAACGGCGTCCCGGTATGGGAAATGAGGCCCGAGGATATCTCAGGATGCCTGCGCACCGCTCGCGGCGGTTCTTCGAAACAGGCTGTAGTAATCATGGGTAATGGATTACTTAAAATCCGCTGGATGACCGGACTTGAATATGCTCGTCTAATGGGGGCCGGCTGGTACACGCTGGATAATCTGCGCGACTCACATATACAGTACGGTTTTGGAGATGCAGTTGTTGTTCCAGCTGTAGGTTGGGTTGCCAAGCATATGATATTGCCTCATCTGGAAGGAATTGCTAAATCACATGGAGAAAAAGTGAATGAACATGCACAACCCTACTGAAGCATTTTTGAAAGCAGCACAAGACTGGTACGAAAGTCAGCGCGCCGAGAATGGTGCCATGAACACCAATGTGATGAATGCGGGCCTCATTGTTTCCCGCATGATGGCAGATGGTTTGCCTATCACAGATGAAAGGCTGTATAGCAATGGCAAAAGTCAGGTGCGTGGTTTGAGTGGGCCGGCAATTGCAAAGATCCTCGAGCAACATGGTGAAACGCGAATCTTCACGCGAGAAGGAGGCCGAACTTCAAGAGGAACTGTCTTTCTCGCTGCGGCGATTAGAGACGTGCTTAACGACACTCACGTTTCGGTAGGCAATCCTATTGATGCATTATTTGTCTCATCTAAGCTTGAGGCATTTTTTACGAAATGTGTGAGACTCGATTACTTTGACAAGCAGAGAATAACGGTCGAAATTGACTATACCAAACCCTTGTCTTCTGTCGTCAGCGATATTCTCAAAGCCGCTGCAGAACGTTCTGATAAACCTACCGGTGCCGTGCTTCAACATCTTGTGGGTGCCAAACTTCAGTTACGTTTTCCGGAGGAAAAAATTGGCTTAGACAGGGCTAACGCTGCTGATATGCATACAGACCGGGAAGGTGACTTTCAGGTGGGCACGACGGCGTTCCACGTCACGACAGCCCCTATGGAAAAACTGATTACGCGGTGTGTTGAAAACAAGCGTGCTGGCTACAGACCCGTTATTTTGACTCTGGAAAGTAAAGTTCAAGCAGCCCGACAAATGGCCGATAACGTAGGGATGTCTGAACAGATATCAGTGCAAGCAGCGGAAGTATTTATCGGTACTAACATTGAAGAGATATCGACTTATGATGGGGATAAGATTCGACTAGGTTTGGCAAAGTTGATACGAACATACAATGCGCGTATAGAGAAAATTGAGATCGATAAATCTTTAATGATTGATGAGCCGCGTTGGGTTACAACCATCATGGCCATGTAAATAAACAATGAAATTAAAATGAAATTCACTAGATAAAAATACTTTTCGAAGCTGATATCCATATTAATCTATTGAGCTCACTCTTGAAGTCATGTGTCGATAGGGACTGAAGTTAAATTTCAGACCCTGTCTTCATAAGCATTTTAAGAGGGGTGTAGCTAAGATATTTTCTACTCTTACCTCGTCGAAAGGCAATGCTATCGAAATATTTTAATTTAAAATAACTCACCTTAAAATAAATCAGTCACATTAAGTACTAACCTCACATTCTTAAGAGAATTAACAATGGAAAAGATAAAAAGCGCTTTAACTTGGATTTTCAGCAGATATCCAGAGGAACGAGTTAAAAACTCTCAGACAGAAAAGCTCATAGACAGTATGAGAATAACTTCAAAATGTAGATTCAATGCATCAAACAGATTGGCGCTTAGAAGTAAAACATCGTTTTTTATAACCACGTTATTGTCTCTTGGCTTAATACTTATTCCGTTATTACAAAACTCAGGGGTGAAGCTAAATTTCACAGTTAGCGTCTTAAATATGCTTCAAATATTCCTAGCCGTGTCAGTGCTCATTTACTCGGTAACAATAGGAACAGCAAGATATGACTTGAGATCGAGAGAACTCGATGAATGCGGCCAGAAAATAAAAAGATTAATTCGCGAAGTTAGGACATTTAAAGACATAAACCCAGAACAAACTAAAATTGATTTAGATAAAATAAACTCAGAATACAACCAAGTATTGAAAGAGTCAGAGAATCATTCCAGATCCGATTATAAGCTAGCTAAGCTGGAAATGACTGGGGATTATAAAATAACCGGATTGAAGCGGTTGTTCTTATTGATTACAGCTTTGATTCAATGCTACTTCCCATATCTTTTACCTGCAATTTTTTTGGGGGCGGAGATTATATTTATTACAGATATGCTATCTATAACAAAAACACTTTCACCTTTTTTAAACTCAGGAATAAGTTGAATTTGAAGTTAATGTAATTTTAAAAAATCCCAAGTATTTACAATTATGGCTAGTTTGGCCGTTGCTCTATATATGGCCACATAAATGCATCTTTCCCGGGCGAACCTTCGCTGTTCGCTCATATCGTAATGAACGCCAATGATTTTAGTGACTTATTCATTTTTGCAACCTATCTATTCAGCAGCTCGACAGATGAATTAACATTGCCCTTATTTCAAACTCACACGTACCGGGCAGAACCTTGAATTAAGATGACAGGTAATTCATCACGCCTTATAGCACTTCAATCAATTCAAACTCTTCTGCGATTAGCTCCATATCATCAGAAAAATGCCCTTCATTAGAGAAAAACCGCTTATGTTCTTTTTGCCAGTATTCCAGGCTTAAGTCTCCCTCCCCTTCCTTGCGGGCGAGCTCTAAAGTAACATCACAAAAACGCACCAGTCGCATTGAAATCAGCCGTGTGACGCAGACCGGGACGTTCTGACCATCAAGGATGATGGTATAGCTCCCAATCTTCGGCGCAGTCTTTTCGTTCTGGTATGAGGTAAACGATCCGCAGGAGGCCGTTTTCATCCCGTTTTTAATCAGTGCTGCGAGCTCGCTGGCCATCTCTGGACTGTCACCCATTTGGCCAGCCTCTGCACCTGGATACTTAACTTTCAATTCTTCAACCGTAACCATTAAGGGTCCTTCCTGACCGTAGATGAATGCTAAATGGGTTTTAACATGAACTGTCCGGACAGTATCAGCGATGCGTTCTTATTGAAAGTGGATTTGCTGCCCAATCATGCCGACATATCACCTTTTTGATTTGTCCCATCTGCTTTAAGCAGCGCCTTCATTTGCCCAATATATGCAAGCGCAGTTTCACTGTTTACGGGCACATAGAGCTTTTCAACCTGAGGGCGTGGCGGCGGGATGTATTCACCTCCCAAAATCCGTTTGGCCATCTTATGGAGTTCGATGCGGCATTTACCACGCAATTCTGATTCGCTGAGGCCTTTTAAGCGCATCTGGCTGTACAGGTTCGTCACCATCCAGTAGTGCGCATTAGCCTGCCACGGATAGGCTTCCGGGGAGCGATACAAGCCGCGTCGTGCACTGTAGCGCATGACCATGTCATACAGCGCATTTTCATCCGGTAAGCCTGCAGCCCCACTTTCACCCTCTTTGCACCAGCTGATGAACTGTCCTGGAGATGGCCAGAACGGGGAACCGCTGGCACGCGCTCGTTTCATGCCAGCCGATATTTGCTGTCTGGACGTGATGCCGTTTTCGGCGAATGCAGCCACCCACTGACGCTTTGCTGCGGCTTCGTCCCGGGGGTTTTTCAGCGTCGTGCTGATGGATGCAGGGAAGACCAGTTTAAGCGCGCTGAAGAGCATGTCCACCAGCTGCTCAATGGCTGAGCTAAAACCGCGATTGTCAGGCTGCGCGCTGCTCCCCTCCGTTTCTGCTACTTTGCTTTGTGGCAGGTCATAGAAAACGGCTTCACGATGCGTCATATGAAATTATTCTCCCACTCGCTGAGATCGTTCCAGTGGGGCTGGTTTACAACGCCCGTCAATGGCTGACCGTGCCAGGCTCCCTGTTTGTTCTGGTAGCTGAGTTTCTGGCTGGCTGTGATAAACCAGTTCCTGGGTTTTTCATGCGTGAACTCGATATCAAGTTTTCGCAGCTCGTAAACCAGATCCACGTTTGCATAAAGCTTCTGCCACGATGTGAAATCCGCGTGGTTGAGCTTCACGATGTTGCCTTCGAAGGCGTATCGCGATCGCGGTATAAATTCCGCATTCGTTGCGTCAGCAACGGGTGTTATATATTTAGATTCTATGACTGGTTCTAATGACTGATTCTGTGACCCGTTTTTGGGTACATTCAAACACCCGTTTTTGGGTACATTCAAAGACCCGTTTTTGGGTACATTACCGTTTTTGGGTACATTCCCGTTTTTGGGAACATTACCGTTTTTGGGTTCATTACCTCTGACTGAATTACCCCGTTTTCGGGTAAATTCAAAATCGAGATTTAGCTGCAGAACCCGGACCCGTTTTGTGGGACCTTTACGCTCACCAGTGTCTGTGATCAGGCCTTCGCTGATCATTTGATTGATCCATTTACCGATCGTTTTCTTGTCGAGGCCTGTGTCGTTAACCAGCCTCATCGTGCTTGGATAACAGCGGTGAAATTCGTCGGCCCGGTCTGCCAGGGAAAGGAGAAGAAGTTTTTGTGAAGCCTTAAGGTCAAGGCCCCAGACCCATTCTGTTGCTGCACGGCTCATTTATCCTCCGCAAAGTAAAAGAGTTGTACTGGTTTCGTGTTAATGTCGTGGTCAAAGATTTGCCCTAAAGCATTCACTACAAAGCAACGGTGTCGCCTGCTCTTGAATTATTAATTGTGTGACAGCTGAATGATGGTCACGGTGTAGAATCGTTTGTTGAAAGGTTCGCTTTTCAGCGACGTAGGACTTCATGTCCGTTTTTAGAGAGCGGTTAATAATCAAGCAGCGAGAAGATTCTTACGGCTTAAATCCAATAAATCCTTAGCCTGAATTTTCCCGTTGGAAATCTCTTGAATTGTTAATGCGTATTGTGTTTTCCCAAAAAACTCTGTCTTGGGGAGAAATCCGTTTTTAAGCCACTTATAGACGGCCCTTTCACTGACTCCGCAAGCCTTAGCTACTTCGGGAATGCCGATAAATTTGATCGGCTCATCTAAGTTATGCATGGGCCTTCCTCTTTCGTACTTTCAGTACGCATATTAGATGAACTGAAAGTTTTTACAACTGGTTTACTATCGTACTCATGGTTCAAAGAGATAAATTGCGCGAAGAATTTTCCAAGAGGCTGGCGCAGGCCTCACGCCGTGCAAAGTTAGATGAGCATGGTCGTGGAATAGCCATCGCAAGAGCGCTTGGCGTCACATCTAAAGCAGTCAGCAAATGGTTCAATGCTGAGGCTATGCCACGGCAAGATAAAATGAATGAGCTTGCTAATTACCTGGATGTGAGTCCCTTTTGGTTACAGCATGGTGCTGTTGGTCTGCATGCCGACTCTTTAAAGAGTAAATATGAGGGCGAAAAGTCCAACGACGATAATAAAGGGATTGATACAAACATCTCTAATCCAATCCCCTCCCGTGGAGTGCGATATCCAGTCTTGAGTAGGGTACAGGCAGGCGCGTGGGCTGAAGCGTGCGAACCCTATACTCTTAAAGATATCGACTTATGGCTTGAGTCTGACGCGCATACACAAGGCGATGCGTTCTGGCTTGAAGTTGAAGGCGATTCAATGACCGCACCCATGGGTCTCAGTATTCCTGAAGGTACGTTTGTGCTATTTGATACCGGGCGCGAAGCAGTGAATGGGAGCTTGGTTGTGGCCAAACTCACTGACGACAACGAAGCTACATTCAAGAAGCTCATCATCGACGGCAGCCAAAAGTATCTCAAAGGCCTAAACCCACAATGGCCTATGGTACCGGTTAATGGAAACTGCAAGGTAATAGGTGTAGCGATCGAGACGAAGATGCGGCTGGTTTAAGGCTCAGTGGCCGGAAGAGACGTTTGGGTTAGAAGAGGTCGAAGAGATGCGGCCTTTTCCCTTTTAGGGCGGCGGTCCTGCACAATTTCCATGCTCCTGCAGCAAATATTAAAACCTGCACTTCAATGCAAAACCTGCTTTAATTTTTAAAACCTGCACTTTTTATTTGATCCTGCGGTTTTGTGGTGGTTAAATGCTCATCATCAATCAAAGGGGAAAATCATGCCAACTTTAGTAGAAGAAGTTCTCACAAGATATGCGCAGGTAGTTGAAGAAGGATATGTTGCAGAAGGCGGCCCACGCTTCAAGAGCTATGCTGTCTCTAATCTTCGTGGTGGTGTTGGTAAGTCCACAATGACGTTCAATTTGGCATATGAGATATCCCGCCGAAATTCAGTATTAGTCGCTGATCTTTGCCCTCAATGTAATTTAACGGAAACTATTTTAAAGGGTGCCAACCCAAAAGTTACTGTCGCGCATGCCTTGACCCCCAAGATGCTAGGTCCTGCATTTGGTGAAAAACCTGAAGATATCTCTTACAGAGTTAGCACCTACATAGATGACTTTAAAGGTGGTAAATCCTGCTACGCGATTCCAGGTGATCCTGAACTTTTCGCTTTTCCATCAAGCATGTATCAACAGCTACAAGTGGCATTATCCCGAGGTGAGCCTAAGGCTGTAGCTACCCTCTTGACTTCGCTGCATACAATTATGAAAGAAGAAGCAGCAGACAAGAAATGTGAAATTTTGCTCATGGACACGAGTCCATTTTACGCTGGAGGCACGCACTTAGCGTGGTGTGCGGCAGAAGCATTAATCATCCCTGTTAGGGTTGATGAGCATTCTATTGAGTCGTTAAATCTGACACTTAATATGCTTTCTAAGAAAGAAAAAGATTTTCAGATGTGGAATGAAAGGGCTGGCGGTTTAAGCTCACCTAAGGTGGCAGCTATTGTAATGACAATGGCGGGTTCTAAAAGCCGCTTATCCTCAACCCCCGGCAAAGCATCTCAGATGTATATTGAAAGAGCTGTTGGAATTGCAAATAAATATAGTCATTTATTTGCAGATGAGGATGTTAGCAAGGCGTTTGTTGTGACGGATGATTTCGTCTCAAGCGGGCAAATAAGCGGAGCAGAAAGCATCCCCATTTCTCAACTTAAAGTTGGCCGATTCCACACTGTCAGTGAAGGTAAAAGACTCCAAGTTAACCAGTCTGTAACCCGTTATCAGAAACAGCTTAGATATCTCGCCAGCATACTTTAACCTTAGAAACCCTTCCCCCGCGCGGGGTTTTCATGACCGCAGCAACCCAGCCCGCCACTGAGCGGGCTTTTTACACTTACCATATGAGCAAAAAACTAGCGCTACTATTCAAGCGAGAACGACTAAACCTGAGGCCCTGGGAGCCGACACCAATTGAGGGTCTTCACCGAATCGCAGCAAAATGCGGGCGGGACGAAATCGCAGAGATACACATCAGATTACGGTATTTTCAGGCTGAGAGAGAAATGACGCCCGAATGGGATGGCGACACTCAGGACGACATCTGGAGAGCTAGCCATGAACTACGTCAGATTCTCAATCTGATAACTAAAAGCTAAGAGCCCGCCACCAAGCGGGCTTTCTTGTGCATGAAATTATTTTTCTAGTAAATTCAACCTCATAAACCAAATGTACGATATTTGAATAATATTCCGTACCTTTGGTACTTGATTTAATCGTACTTTAGGTTCAACATCATCAATGTCAGCAGGACGCTGGCGCAGTACGAAACGGATAGCACGCTCTTTAACAATGGTGACGGAGCACCTACGTGGCTGAAAAGCCAGTCATTACCAAAGCGTGAGTTTCGGGATGGGCGCAAACCATCACCAAAATTCACTCGGGAGGTATCTATGACTCGAAGAACTCCATTCACAGGTACAGCGTCAAGCCGTCGTCGTGCTCGCCGCGTTCATCTTCAGCGTGAAGCCAACTTAAGCGTAGAAGTGGTGAGTTGCCCTGATCCAGACCATGTCACGTTACAGTACAAATGTCCGGCAGCTAATCGCGTAGATAAAGCAGTGGAGACGGAAACGGGGTATCACAAACAGATTCTGGACAGCGCGGCGAAGTACGTTGAGCAGCGCATGAGCAGTAAATACCAGAAGGTCTGTAACGAAGCAGGACGCCAGATCAGCGCAGTGCAGAAGCCGTACAAACGAAGTATACCGCTTATCTGAACAGGCCGGAGTATCACGGTTGCGAAGGGAGGCGCGGTGTGGCTAATGGACAGAGCCCTTTCCCCCCACTAAAAACTGAAGCCGGCAAAGAATGTTGCTGTCTTTAATCTGCAACCGAATGGAGCCTTGCGTTCGCCACATTCAGGACACCCGGCTAACCTGCCACAAGGAGGCATTTCGACGTTTTTTAGTTAGGAGCGCTGTTCCTGGCCCCCTTTTCAATCCTCGCCAGGGAGAGCTGAGACAGCCGCTTATGCGGCTTTTTTTTCGTCCAGACCCGGAGAACACCATGCATAAAAACAAATCCTCTGAAGTACTGTCTCAGGAAGAGATGCAACGCCTCACCCTCACCCACATTCAGGCATATGTGAATGCCTGCCATTGCCAGACCCGCAGCGATGTGCTTCTGGCGCTGGAGCACTGGCAACATACCGGCGCTAATCTGGCTGAGTTTATCAGGACCACACGTATCATCGTGATAGATGATCAGGGTCACCATGAGTTCTGATGCGTCACCACGTTAACCCCGCCCGTCAGGGTAATCATTTGACCCGGAGGTCATCATGCAGAACCGTGAAGCAGCACAATACGTGACAGAGACCATGCTCGCCGTTTTTAACACTCTTACGACGTCAGTCCAGCAAATCAATGCCCTGGTGCAGGAAGGGAAAGTCAGTTCGGCGGAAGCAGACCTGTATCGTCAAAGCGTGATGGGCCCGCTGGATAAGATGCTGGTATCCACCTTAACCTCCGTTTTTGAACGCTATCCAGAGCTGCGTCCTGCCAGTTCCTGCGCAATCGCCCATGAAGGTAAGGGACAGCATGGCAGCTGAACACCTGAGCACAACGTTAAAGACCGCCCGCTGTGGCGGTTTTTTTATGCCTGAAGGAGGTTCTCTATGGTTATTCAGATCCGCACTGGCCGGTACACCTTCACCGCCAGCGTTTTGAACAGAAGCCGGCAGATTGTCAGTTTCGGGGAAGGCGTTGCCTGGGTGTTTGTGCAGAGGCTGGCCGCCGCCTGCGCCGCTGAGATGAGGTTTCCGTGATGTCCAAGCCTCATGTACCCGACAGGATATCCCGGCGCGCAAAACAGCAGCTCGAAAAGTGGCGTGCCGGACAGATCCATGCGAGACGCACTTACCGTGAAAAGTATCTGTCGCTGCGCGTTAACCCGCAATGGCGCCTGCTTTCACGCAACAACGGTCGGAGCTGGGAATTACTCAGCCACGCCGATTATGACAAACAAATCTGAACCGGCATTGTCATTCGTCAACCGGCTATACCGGCCAGAGAGGAAACGCATTATGGAACCGGACAAACTACACCATCACCTTGAAGAACATAAACGCTGGCTTGTAACTGCGGGCGCGGAGGGCAAACGGCTCAACCTGAGCGGTCAGTGCCTGGCCGGTGCCGATCTGACCCGGGCAAATCTTGAACATGCCCTCTTCTACGGGGCCGATTTTGAGCGCGCCCAATTGCGAATGGCAAACCTGCGATACGCAGCCCTGGACAGGTGCAATCTCTCCTTTGCCTCACTGTTTCACGCAAAGCTCAATCATGCGTCGATGAATCATGCAACGTTTCTGTCGACCGATCTGCGTGTGGCTGACCTGCGGGATGCCCGCCTGAACGGGACTGATCTGCGCGGCGTGATAACGCTGACCACGAGGTTGCCGGAGAAAACTTGGTTAATCCTGGGCGAGACCTACGACATCCAGATCACCCACGGCGACTGGGTAAAAGCAGGCTGCCAGATGCATACGCCAGCGCAATGGCGCGCATTCAGCCGCGGGGACATCCTTAAAATGGATGGGGAACGTGCGCTCAGCTTTTACCCGCGCTTGCTGGATATTCTCGATTGTTATCTCGGTGTGGGTGAACGGCCTGACTGGGTCTGCCAGCCGTGACTGACAGCTTTTCGGTATTTTTATTCATCCAGAGGAATGACAGCCATGAAGATTCATTACAGCGCGACGCCCACGCACGCCACGCTTCTGATCAAAACCAGCGTTTTTCGGGCGTGGTTGCATGATCGCGTGATCAGGGCAGCACTGATGGCCGCGCCGGGTGCCCGCGTCACCCACACGGGCACGTTTGTGATTCATACGCGCATCTCCGGCGATCCGGCACAAATTCTCAACGCGACCCGCGCTGCCCGTCGTGAAGAAGAAGGATAACGGCGGGCTCAGATGCCGGCTTTTCCCGAAATCGTAACGCCTGCCTCACCTCTGCCGCTTCGCCCTACAGCCGGACGTATCGGCACCCATTATCGTTAACTGACTGTTCAAAGGAACATTTCCCATGATGCAACAACACATCAGGGGCGATGCCGCTTTTGCTCGCCCTTTTGACGCCATACACGATATTGAGTTTGACCGTAAGAACATTCTGACCAGCGCAAGCTTTTCCTCTTCCGCGCCCCCCGCATTGCCTCCCCTGCCCCCTCTGCCGGCGCTGAAGAAAGGGCTGAAACATGTTGTGCGTATTTGGGTGCAGGAGGGCAAACCATGATGCCGTTTGTCCAGCTGGAACATCGCCGACATGAACTCAGCGAGGAAGAGCAGCAAATTATTAAAAAAGAGCAGTGGATTGATGATGAAACTGCACGCCTGCTGCAGCGCTTTCCTCCTTACCTTTCCGGCTTTCGTCACTGGCGGCAGGACGCCGAAGTGAAGGCGTGCTGTGAACAGGCCGATGCGGAGGAGGCGTATCAGTATTTCATCTGGCAACTGGCTTATGGCCAGGCGCAGCGCAATTATCCGCCTCTCAGCGCTGTTGAACTCTCCACCAGCCGGACCTGTCAGCCGGGCGTCTCATCCGGCTTAACAGGCCAGATGCCGCCAGCCCGTTAAGGGGGACACCATGAATAAAGACACTTCCCGGCAGAAGCCTGCGCCTTATGTACGGCTGGCCATTATTGCTGCAGAAGCTGAGAACGCCGGCGCTTACGGATTTGCCGCAGCGGCATGGACGGCGGCTGCCGGACTGGCACGACGTGACGCTAATCGCCGGTGGGCAAATGAACGCTCAGCGCTCTGCAATAACGCGCTGAAGCGTGACTGGGGGCGCCTTGATAGCCAGGAGGAGGAAAGACATGACGTGGTTTCCTGATCCCCTTTGTGAGCAGCCAGCTGTCGCTGACGGGAGCTTTCTGACCATCACCCTGCTTATTGCGTCAGGGCTTTTATTTCAGATTTGCATCACCGTTTTCGCGTTTTATCCGGCACTGACCCACCGTGCCGACGGTGTAACGCCAGGGAGAGGTGATGGCATCTGCAAAGAGGAGGAATTCCATTGAAAACCGATCATGAACGGAGGTTTAAATCGATGCGCCAGTTAGGGTACATCTACATGGTCGCGCTAGCGATCGGGGCCGGTCTGATGACCGGTCTGGTCAGTGTGGCAGTGGCCTCATCCGTAATGGCCATGCTCATCAGCCGCTGAAGCCGGTGCCCGGTTTTAATGCCGGGCACCGTTTCTGACGGCCCCTGTATCCGGCAGTCCTGCGCCGGGTGATCGTGAACAGACCGGCAGATTGAATACCAAGAGAAAAATGATGGAACTTCGTGACGATTCACTGATTGACATGAAATTTATGATGCAGGATTCTGGCTTTACCGACCGCTACTTCTACAAGCAAATCGAGAAAGGCAGACTGCCACCGCCCCGTAAGTATGGTCGGGTGTCCCGGTGGGAATACCAGGAATATCGGCGCTGGAAGGCGTCATTTTCGCGAAAATCAGACGCCTGA